AGTTTTATATATCGACACGTACACACTATTACAGTTTTTCGAGTTGTAAGGCTCATATATGACAATCAAACTATATATAGTCACTTTTACATTCACTCACGTATGCTCACAAGGATTGCTATATATCCCACTTCGTACGTGCTTATAGTATCAGATACTACTTGCAACAGGGTACAGGGCTTTTATAACTTACTTGCTAGGTTCCGTTGCATGTTTTGGCTATCCAGCGCACATGCAAGTTTTCAGAGATTGCGTAAAAGTCTTTTATATAAACCTGTTAGTCACAACAGGCGGTCAGTGTAGGTTTTCACCTATACTCACCTTTGATTGTAAATGTACTGTTGCAAGGTTCCGAGACTCTCTTTCCCTTGACTCTTTAAGATTATCATACTTGCGATTATTTTGCAACTATGCAAGTCGGTAATCTTGTGGTGTAACTTTACCGCCTTTATGCGGTCATAGTGTACACCACAGGGCATACCATTCTCACCTGTTTAGGCGGTTATGGTATATCCTAGCTGCACACTATAACAACACGTAGTATCCTCACGCGGTCATAGTTTCCCATTTCCTTGTAAGATTGTACCACCGTGTCGGTCATAGCTAGCATATCAGATTGCTCAAGATAAAGCAAGTCTGATAGCATAGCCATAAGTAGTGATGGTTTCATATTATAGTTACTGTTATTGTAATGAACTGGTAGTCTTGGCGGTCATGCCTTTCTACCTACTAGAGAGCATACAGGATAGCACTATAGAAGTCAATGGGGATAGCTAGTCATACCACAGTATATCGAAGTAGTCAAATAATTGTACTTATGCCACAAGTATACCATAAAGTAAAGTATCCCTAAAGTCTCCCTAAAGTATATACCACCCCCCCAGCCTTTACATAAAAGAATAATAATGGCATAGTTTATACAATACCGATGGAATTTGTACAGTCTTGACAGGATTCGATATTCATGATGTAATGATAGGGGTGGGGTATAGGGGGGAATCAGTGTGTGGGTAGGTATAATTACCCCTCAAGAGCGAGATATAATTTTAAAGAATCTGAGATGTATGCCATAACACTTCAGATATCTAAAAAACCAATAGTGTGTAGGAATAGACATCGCTTTAAATGCCCCTAAAATGCCCGTAGAGCGTTTTAAATTCAGAACATGATACTTAGGTCATCTTCAGGATTTTAGAGGCTTATAGGGCAATCGTACCAGTGGTACTTGAGTCCAAGGGACGAATTCGGGGCATGGCCCCTTGAGAGTTTCACTCGGTCGTACAAGGAGTACTTGACAAATTTTACATAGTATGGTATAATGCTGAAGCTTTATGAGCAAAATAAGAAAGACGGTTCCTAAGGGAGCCAAGATAGTAATCCCTGGCGCCGAGTTCATGACCAAGGAGGAACTAGCCAAAGCGAAGAACAATGAGTCTCAGCGAAGACAAATGGCCCGACGCAGAGGCAAGGAACCAGCAGTGGTTACTACGAAACAAGGACTAAGGAAGATAGATACAGAGGAAATGGTAGAGTTATCCAAGGATACCCGTAACTTAGCCATACAAACTCTGAATAAGAAGTTATTAGAGGTGTATGTGGATGAGGACCAACTAGCTAAGGTTAACCTTGCCACACTTGCTACAGTGTTCGGTATTCTGTTTGATAAGTCACAATTGATGAATGGACTAGCTACAGAGAACATTGCTATACAGGCTAAGATAGATATCAATATGAATTCTGACACAGCCTTACAGGAATTGAATAAGATGCGAGAGAAGTACGCCGAACAGAACGAGAAGTAGTATGGAGCAGGAACAGGCCATCTCCCCCTTGGTGGAGGCCCCCGAGGCTACCTCAGAGTTTGAGCGTAGAAAGAAGCTTTATCTAGACTGGCTAGAACAACCAGAACAAAGAGAGAAGTTAATACTAAGAGCACAGCATAACGAGGTTGCCAACAATAACCCAGCTGCTCAGATACTAGTTTATAATCTTTGTCAAAGGCCAGACAATCCAGCAGAAGGAGCTATATTCTTTATAGAGAATTTCTGTTGGACATATGACCCACGCAGTAAGAATAAGAATCTTCCCGTAGTACTCTTTGATTATCAGAGAGATGCAGTAAGATATATCGTTGAGCACATTGACCATGGTAAGAACTTTCTAGTAGAGAAGTCTCGAGACATGGGGGTATCATGGCTTATGGTATATGTATTCTTGTGGTACTGGTTGTTTAGAGATGGAACAAACCTTCTACTAGGTTCATACAAAGAGAAGCTGGTAGATGATGGAGTTAACCAAGACGCCCTCTTTGGGAAGCTAGAGTTCGCAATCAGGAACCTGCCTAAGTGGATTCTACCAAAGAGATTCAATCTAAAGAAGCATAGGAATAACCTTAAGCTTGTCAATCCAGAGAGTAATAACATTATATCTGGTGACACCATGAACAAGAACTTTGGCCGCGGGGCCCGTAAGACAGCAATCTTTTACGATGAACTTGGATTCTGGGAGACAGCAAAGGAATCATGGGAGGCTGGTGCAGACACCACAGCGTGTCAGATAGCCAACTCAACCCCAGCAGGACGCAACTTCTACTGGAAACTCAGGACCTCAGGCATGGATGTATTATCCTTATTGTGGAAGCTCCACCCCCTGAAGGACAAGAAGTGGTATGAGTTTGAGGCATCGAGACGCACACCAGAAGCCATGGCACAGGAAATTGACCTGAGCTACGAACGTTCATTGGAGGGCAGGGTATACCCAGAGTGGGAACCAGTAATTGGTTTCTATCCCTACAATGATATGTTACCCCTATATGTTGGTGCAGACTGGGGTAAGAGTGACGGAACATCTTTAATCTGGGCACAGATAGCTGATGGTAAGCTCAGAATTATAGATTCTTTCTATAAAACAGGAGAGACCATTGACTTCTTTGTTCCATTCTTGACTGGAGTAATCCCATCGGATGACTTCAGGTATACTAAGAAAGAGATAGAGAAGATAGAGTCACACCGTAAATGGAAGAGAGGTACCGTGTTTGGAGACCCAGCTGGTAGATTTACATCAGCTGTCACCAACAAATCGGTGTTCTCAATCCTCAAGGAGGCGGGCATTTATGTCAACTCAGAAGAGATGTGGAAGGAATTCCAAACAAGAAAGACCGCAGTTAAGATGAGGGCAAGACAAGGAGTAGAGCTGAACAAGAACGAAGACAACGAATACTTCAGCATGTGTATCGAACAGGCGGCCTATCCTAAGGTTAGATTCCATGGAGAGGACGAGATACGTTCTGTTAAACCTAACCATGACTGGACCTCTCACCATCGTTCTGGACTGGAGTATCTATGTCTTGGACTAGAGAGTGCGGTTAAGACAAAGGCTAAGGTATCAGATAAGTTTAAGAAAGATGGCAAAGGATTCAACCCTTACGTTAGGCGTAGAAGGCGGTAGCTATTGGTTTCGTAGACTTGTAAAAGATTTACGAAAGATGTCTAAGCACTTCAAGGTGCGCCGCATCCGTATGGGATTCTACCGCATCTACTGGAAGGATGCTTATGTACATGAGGTATATAAGGAGATGCCAGCTAATGGATATGAGTGGTACACAGAGTCACCATACAAAGATTCACTTAAGCTTATGCTTGAGTATGAGCAGGATGGAGAGATTCAAAGGAAGATTAAGAACTACGTAGAGGGATACTACGAGGCTATAAAAGCAATAAGGCTTCGTGTTTATCAATTTAAGAACAACGATGAGCACTACAGAACCGCTAAGGACATGTACAGACAAGTCGTTATTAAATAATGCAACCGAATAAAAAAGACCCCATTAAGTTATACGAGCTGTTGTACTCTAATGGAGAAGTGTTCAAGCCCTCAGAAAAAGAACTGGAAGTAGTTGGACAAGTATCGCAACTGTTCCGCAGAGCACAGACTGACCGAGATAGGGCGTTTGCATACTTCGATGGAATGAATCTCATTAGCTATATTGAAGATTCAGTAGAGCGATTCAATACGAATCTATATCTACGAGACGGAATGGAAGATTGGCAGTCAGGCTTTAACGATGGTTTCACGAGAAACAAAGTACTGTCTATGCACGGCAAACTGGCCGAGCAACTACCAATAGCCTCAGCCCTACCACGTGGAGAAGAGGATGTGCTACGAGCTCAAATCATCACA